GTTTATGTTCACACCAATGTTGTGCATAAGATTTCCATATTTCTAATTGTTCAATAGCTGAATATGTGTTTCTAAATACAGCACTTTCATCACATTCCATAGGAAAAGAAAACACTGTGGTATGGTCTGGCTTCATTACGTCTGGCTCATTTGGAATACCTTGTTCTTTCATAAACTCTGTAAGTGGGTCTTTGTTATCACCTCTAACTGTTCTTATGTAATGTGAGTTATGTCTAGCATGAATACCACTAGCACTATCAACTAATTGACTTACTGTTCCTGAAGGTTTAACACAAGTAATAGCTGTTGACTGAGGTATGCCTAATTTATTTGCCCACTCTTTATTAATAACCACAGCTTTATTTTTCATACTTTGTAACATCTCTGGTAGTTTATGTCTTCTTCTATTAAGAAGAGAATTATCCATAATACCTGTAAGAGATACACCAAGAAGTCTTTCCTCTTCAGTATTTTGTTGCCATCTTTTTCTAAGATAACCGAAGTTAGTTAATGTAGATTGTATTGTTCCTAGTATAGTAGCAACTTCTATCTTACTGTGTAAACTTTCTTCAGTATCCATAGGTCTTACAACTACCTCTGTTAGATTACAAAATTGATTAGGTCTTAATATTATTTCACTACAAGGATTAGTACCAAAATCATAACCTCCATTACGTCTACCATTTTCTCTAGCTTTTTCTTGTGCTGATACTCTGTTGAATATACCTCTTTCTCCAGACTTACTTTCATATAAAGACAACCACTCCTTCATAAAAATACCTGCATCTGGTTTTTCCGTATATACAACAGAGTTATTTGCTAATGCTCTTTCAGGAGTTGTCTCCCACCAAGCACCAGACTTTGCTGCTCTTAATCTTTGGTCAGATAAATTACTCAAAGATATTAAAGCAGACCTACGCACACCACCTACAACTACAACTTCACCTGTCTTACATGCAATATCATGACACTCCATAGAGTTTAATTTTCTACCTTTTGCATTTTTAAATTTATCAATAACAAAATCAAAAAGATTAACCAAAGGTTGTGGCCCACTTGCTCTACCACCAAATGTTTTTAATCTTTGACCTGCTGGTCTTACTTTACTTACATTTATTTTTGGTATTCGACAAGTGTAAAGATAAGATATTAAATCTTTAAATGCTCTTGCCCATCCTTCTTTTGAATCACTAACAGATACTACATCATCTGTCTTTTCAAACTCTCTGTCTGGAATAGTAGGCAACTTATCTGCATATTGTCTTTCAACAGAAAAACCAACACCTGTTCCATTCATAAGAATGTAAAGTATTTCATCAAATGCTTTTGGATTATCAATAGGAATATAAGAACAATTATAACCAGCAACATTTTCTCTTTCTAATGCAGTGCCGGCAGTCATTAATGCTCTCATAGAAGGCATAACAGAAAGACCAATAATATAATCTTCTATCTGTCTCCATGTTTCACTTTCTATTTCAACACCTAAATTTTTCTTTAAATGTATCTGCATAAAGTTACTAAATCTAGATACTGTTTCAATCCATGTTTCTCTTCTGCCTTCGTCAGGCAACCATCTAGAATATCTAGATAAGTGTATAAAACTTTGATACTCTGTTGGTAAATAATTATTCATCATTATATTCTGTCTCCAATATCATTTCTAAATAGTGAATTGCTTTCTCAATATCTTTAGCACCTTCACCTTTTCGTCTGTGTCTGGTAATATATTTAATAGCATTACCTTCACAAAAAGTTAAATCATTTCCTACAATATATTCTATAGGTTGTATCTTACAATCTTTATAATGATTACCACCTACTTGTTTTAATGTAGCTTTCAATGCTTGTTTTTTTAAATCTATTTTTTTAAAACCTTCTTTTTTTACTGTTTCTTTTATTGCTTCGTCCATCATTCCCATGTTGTGTTGCTCCTCATAATTTATCATATCAGCATATAGTTTAGCATGATTATCTTCAAATGTCCACTCTTTTTTTTTCTTTGTCATCTTCACCTCTCAATACACTTCTTATTCTTTTTCTTAAAAAATCTTTGTTACTTGCATTCATAACTTTATATGCAAATGACCTAGTTTTATTTGGTTGCACTCCGGCCATTTGACAAACTGAATGAAAGTTTTCACATGTTACTCCAACACTTGTAAAAAACCAAGACTCTGCTCTAGCTTTATTTACTTTGTCTTGCGGTGTAACAACATTCTTTGACACATCTAATAATGCCTGAAGTATTACAGACAAGAATAATCTTTTTTCAGAGCTGTTTGGTTCTGAATAAAAAATATTTTCTATCTGTATTATATCAGGTTCTTCTTTCACTTTACTTCTTCTACATTAGGCTCTTTTTCAATGTGTGTGAAATATCTTTGCCCAGTTGAATACTTAAAAGAACGAAGTCCTTTACCATCATTAGCATCACTCCAACAATCATGCTTATAATTGCAATACACACAACCAGTGTCGAGCCTAAAGTTACCAGACTTTCCATCAGGAATTGCTTGATAACATTTAGCTGGTGGTACATTTGACTTAACAACTTTTTTAATCCTTTGTATTCTATCTCTTGCATTTATCATCTCCAACGAATGTACTTTTGTATAACATATCTCTCCTGTTGATTTATTAATAACTAGAAAGCCGGCCTCTTCTACACCATTGCCTTCAGCATACGCAGATATTTGTGGTATGTAACCAAAAGGGTCATCACTAGATAAATTATTATATTTAAATTTATTATAACCTCTACCAGATGCACTCTTACAATCTACTAAAACTCCATCAATAAAACAATCTTGGTGTCCTTTAACTCCTTCAACCTGTACTTGCTTTTGTTGTTGTGTTACTTTATGACCGGCAATAGAAGACAACATAATTAATAACTCTTCTAATATATAACCATAAAGAAATTTAATTCTAGTGCTTGGTGCTAAAGGTTTATTATGTGGCTTTTTAAAATCATACCACAACTGTCTATCAGGTCTACCTATTGTTGATAATCTTAACCTAGGTTTATCCTCTGGCATTTGTTTTAAGAAATCTTTTACATGTATCTTAACAGTTTTAGCAAACGTATCTATACATTTATCTACTTCTTTTTCAGTTAGTTCTTTATTCTTATTACTAAAAAGATTATAGATATCATCTACTAATGTTTCTATTTTTTTCATAATGTGTCGTGAGAGCTCTGCGTGTGTAAGACAAAGCTCTCACTATTCCTTATTAAGAGGCAAAAGGAATTTTTTCACTACCTGTTTCACCAGATATGTAACCATCAGAGACGACATCAAAGTCTTCTCTTTCTTCGTAAGGAATTAAATCTACAACCTGAACTTTTTTAAGGTCTGCAGATATTCCTTCCTTACCAGCATACTTCCACTCATACGTTGTGTAAAGTACATTAACCTTAGAACCATTACCAACTAAATCAAGCATTGGTCTTTTCTGTGCATCAACTACAACAGGAGGGTTATTATCATTACCATCTTTTCTTTTAACCTTTCTTTTGATAGTAACATAATCGCCTTTAGTCTCATCAGTCTTTACGTTAAGACCATCTTTCTCTGCGATAGCTTTGTTGTCAGCATCTAGATTGCCTACATCTATTTGCCAATTAGGTTCAAACTTTGTGTTAGGGCTTTGTATGCTCGCCCAGTAAGCAGTTCCACTTATTACACTCATTGGTGTACTCCTTTTTTAGTTAATAAACTTATATTGTATATTAAAAATTATTTACTGTCAATACTTTTTTTAATTATATTTTGAGAAAAAAGATTCTGTATATTTAGTAAATACATTCTAGATGCGTTATGGTCTCCACCAGATACACTCCTAACCTGGTTATTATTAATAGATGCATTAATAATTTTCTTTAACATCTTTGTTTCAAAAACTAATGTGCCAAACACTTCATCTCCCACGCATAAATTATGAAACCAATAGTCTGAGTTAGTAGCATTGATACCACTAGGTTTACCATAGCTTTCATATTCTATAGCTATGTTACCTGTCTGTAACCACATGCCTCTTTCAGACTTTACTTCTATCTTTTTATCTTGTAGCATATCGGCCACAATCTTTTCTCTCACTTGACCATACTGTAAATCTAGGTCAAACTTCTTTCTGTCTTCTGTCTTTGGCTCTAATGAGTTTCTGCCCATGTTGTACCTACCTTGTAATCGTTATCTAAAGGACATCTTAGTTTTAATAAGTTCTCCGTTTCCTTTATAGCTACTTTTGTAATACTACAAAACTCTCCTACATCTTTATTAGCTACTTCAAACTGGTATTCATCATGCACAGAGGCCACAAGTTTTACATCTAACTTTTTATTATATACTCTGTGAATAATACGTAATAACCAATGCTTACAAATAATAGCACCGGCTCCTTGTAGTAAAGTATTTAATGCTGAATGTGGACTACGAACTTTTAAGTATCTACCATCAATAGCTTTTATTCTCCCTTTATAGCCAGCACTTTCTACCTGACTACGAAGTCTTTTTAGTGAAGGTAAATTAGATAAGAACCTATTAATTAAAACATTACCTTGTTGCTTTCCAGCTCCTATTATTTTACCTATCTTATCTGCACCAGCACCATAAAGAAAAGCATAGATAAATGTTTTTGCTTGGTCTCTATTTTTTATACCGGCCAACTCCATATTCTTTGTATGTATATCTCCATTCAATATCTCATCTGTATAATTTGTATCGTTAAGATAATGTGCAAGACAACGTAACTCCAGACCGCTAGCATCAGTGCCTACTAATTTGTATTTAGTAGTGTCTGATACAGTCCAGAGACTTCTACATTCTTTTCCATATGGTGAATACGTGGCCGGAACTTGTGCCATGTTTGGTGAATTATGTGCCATGCGACCTGTAATAGTTCTTAATGTCATAACTCTACCATGTACTTTATTACTATTATCACATGCTTCAATCCAGGACTCTACCATTACTGCTCTCTTCTGTAATAAAAAATACTTTGCAAATCTTTCTGCAGTTAGTTTCAACTCCGGCTCTTTGATTGTTTTTAAAACAGTTTCATTAACTATTATATTTTCTTTATCGGTAAACTGTTTTGGTTTCCAACCTCTCTTCATTAACCTATCTGCTATCTGCTGACGAGAACCTATGTTAAATGGTATCTCCTTTGTCTTCGTCTTCATCTCCACAATCGTAGGTTCGAACTCCTCCAAAGACCATTGTTCTAAATCATAGATATCATCTTTTAATTTTGCTAATAACTCCTGTGCTTTCTGTATGTTAAAAGCAAAACCATTCTTCTCTTGTTGGTTTATGATTAATCTAATATCGTGTTCTAAATCTATGGACTCTTTTGTAAATCCTTTACTCTCTTTTAGTAACTCTTTGTAAACAGCGTGTGTAATCTCTACGTCTTGTTTACAATAGTCTAACATAGCTTGATTATACTTTGAAAAGTTTACTCCTTCACCACCTTTCAACATGTTTAGTTTTTCTCCCCATGCTCTCAGGCCATGACCTTTTTCTCTTATAGGATTAAATAACTGTGATAATATTAATGTGTCTATAATCTTACCTGGTGATATCTCTGCATCTAATAATTTATTTAACACCGGTGCATCAAAAGATAAACCATTATGCATAATAAATTTCTCTACACCTTTAGACCAGTTTTTAAAACTATACATACTGTTAGGGTCAAAGACTGTGACAGTATTAGTATCTATATCTTTAGCTACAATACAATGCACCACAGTAGGATTAAAACCATCAGTCTCGATATCAAGTATTACTTTCATCCTCTTCCTTTCCACACCAGTTACAAGGTTCACCTTTACCTGTAGCCATCATACTTTTTTCTTCATCACAATAATGCTCCCACATTTCAGGTTCTTCTTTTTGTTTATCCAGCCATTCTTTATAGCCTTCCATCCACATTTGTTTATCTTCTTCTTCTCCTTTATGACCCCAATAAACTAAGTGAAAAGCACCACATTCAGGACAAGATAAGTTAGTGACAATAGCATGCTCCTCATCATCTTCACAGTCGTGGTCACCACCCCATATTAATTCTGTTCCACAGTTATAGCATTTCATTTTATTCTACTCTCTCTATAAGAACTCTTACATTTGGACTATACCAGTTATAAGTTTCTTTCAACCAAGCACGTTTCTCTCGTGCCTCTTCTAGTGTGTATGTGCCTTCTAATTCTACTGTTCGTTTTACTTCAGGACTTTTATCTTTGTATATTAATTTAAATAACATTTA